TTCAGTATCCTGTTCGCTCATCTTTTCTTCAACAAAATTCTTCAGCTCTGCAAAATCCCGCTCAATTTGCGCAGTATCATAGAGATTTTTCGCACTCATAGCCGCCTGGGCAATGGCGCGAATATCTTGACGTAAATTTGCATCGCTTGTTACGACCAGCCGATAAGCACAATCTCCCAGAAGTTTGGACCACCATGATAGAGTGCCATCATAGGGCCGGGTAATAATATTTTCCGGGATGGGTGGAGGCGGTGGAACTAGGAGCTTTTTCTTCTGCGTATAAAATTTCTTTGCTCCGGATTTGGTTAGCTTGCGCGATGAATAATTCCTCCCGCCGACGGTGGAAAAATCCACTTTCCAACATCCGGGCTTGTACTCGACCGGCCCGGAAACAGCTAAAACCCCGCAGGATGGTCGCATTTCGCTTTAAGACTCGTCAAAAAACGTTGAATTCGAGCTATTGTTAAACCGCAGGCCACCTAAGTTCCCGATACCCCTACCCTTTTTATCAACCTCAAATAGTGCTCTATTATTAGTATGTTATGTGGGGTGAATCTTGTCAAGAATTATTTTCTTTCCTTGCCACGCCCTGCCATGCCCTGCCATGCCCGTCCGGTCCGTTCCACTCCCATCCCATCCGCTCCACTCCGCGCCTGCCGATCCAGTCCCCTCCTCTCCACTCCCATCCGATCCAATCCACTCCGCGCCTGCCGATCCGCTCCCCTCCCTTCCTATCCCCTCCGATCCAGTCCGCGCCTGCCTCTCCAGTCCCCTCCGATCCATTCCCATCCGGTCCATTCCGCGCCTGCCGCTCCAATCCGGTCCGATCCACTCCCCTCCAATCCCATCCGATCCAGTCCGCGCCTGCCGATCCTATGCTGCTTTCTCTTGCAACATCAGCAATTGTTGCAACACAATTTCCAATTCGTCACGCAACTTCAAAATATCACAGACCCCCCGCGATCTCTCCAACGCTGCCCGAACACGCGTTAATTCATCATTCAAAATCTCATGTGCCCATTCCTTGTTTTTTTTTGCGCGATCCATCGGCACATAACCTCGGATATCTTTCGTGATCGAAACTGAAGCATAGTTTGGACACTCCAGTTCCGCCCGCGTGATCGTTTCAATGTATCGCACCTCTCGAATCAGTTCTCGCGCCACATCGAGCCGATGGGCATTGGCCGCTTTTTGATCATCCCACTCAAACCGCTCATGCAGCGGAGATTTCGGATTTCGCGCATCGTTGACCACCGCTTGCGGAGTTAGATAGCCCTTCTTTTTCTCCAACTCGTACAGTCTGGTTGCGAGTGCTTTTTGTTTTGCAGTCATATCGTTGCCTCCATCGCAGCCCCTTTGTCCTTCCCATTCCCGCGAGAAATGTTACGTGCCTTGGTTGTTTCATTGTACCATTCGAACAGTTCTCTGCTCTCTTGGTCGTAAAAATCTGGAGTCTCCAATGCGGCGAGTTGTGCTTTCCTTCCACCGTTTTTCATAATGGCCAGATATTTTGGGTCTGAAGATTTTACCGCCTCCCATGTACCAAAATTTCCAGCGCCCTTGCCCGGCCTCTTCTCTCCTATACCACGAATGAACCCCGCCAACTGGAGGAGTTTAACCGTCTCCTTCTCGTTCAGGATAGGCATTAAATATTGAATCCGCAAATGACACGCCCAGTGAGGAATAATTGCGCGAGTACGAATGTCTGGTGCTCTTGTTTTGCCAGATTGCTTTACCGCGTCCATGTGCAGCATGGGGACACCATATAGAGCGATTCGTTCCTCTGGCGCGGTGATAAGTCGCTCCAATTTTGTTTTTTCCAGAGATGTGGGCATGTCCAAGGCTACCGATGCCATAGCATGCTTGATAGAACAGGCGACGAGTTGTATTTCCGTCGGTCCCTTAGGATCTTTATCACGATAGCAAGATGCGCGATATTCTTCTAGCGGATCATGTTTTAGACTTGTCTTCTTCTCGGTTTCTGTTTTTCTCCCTTTGGGCAAAAGCAATTCGTGTCGTGCTTTCTCACTCAGTCTGTTGAGGAGAATTGGGGACGTTCCGATTAAAAAGACCTCTATCTCTCCTCGCTCCAAAATAGAAAACTCCAAAATCTGTTCTTTCTCTACTTTTTTCATTGCCATTGTTTCGCCTCTTCCGTTGGTTGGTTGTTGTTCTAAATCCGTCCCATCCGGTCCAATCCCTTCCTGCCTCTCCGGTCCAATCCGGTCCAGTCCATTCCGCGCCTGCCGCTCCTTTCCTTTCCCCTCCTCTCCCCTCCAGTCCCCTCCGCGCCTGCCGATCCCTTCCGTTCCGCTCCGCTCCACTCCGGTCCGGTCCAGTCCGGTCCGCGCCTGCCGATCCGGTCCGGTCCAGTCCGCTCCAGTCCTTTCCCATCCTCTCCACTCCTGCCATTCCGCTCCTTCAATAAATTCTCGCCCCTCTGCGCGGATCCGACGAAGAAAACACGCAAAGCGGCGAGAAACTGTTTAAAAACGGAATTCGTCGGATCTAACAGCTACACTTTTAGCATGCTCCCCAAAAAAGTCAAGCCTAAAACGGAATATCTTGATCATCGAGCGGCGGAGCTTCTTCTTGCCTCTGACCTCCGCTGTCACTCTTGCCTCCGAGGAAAATAACCTGATCGGCAACGATTTCTGTCACATAACACTTGCGGCCATCCTTATCGTAAGATCGAGTTTGCATCCTGCCCTCGATGTAGCATTGCTTCCCCTTGGTCAGATATTTTGCACATGCTTCCCCCTGTTTACCCCATACAACTAGCTTAATCCATTGAGTATCTTCTTTTTTTGCTCCTCCGCCATCAACCCATTTCCTGGTACAGGCTATTGAAAAATTACATACCGAGGTTCCCCCGGATGTAGTTTTTAACTCTGGATCTTGTCCTAAGTTTCCAATAAAACAACACTTGTTCAGCATATCTACTCCTTTTCGTCATCGTCTGGGTGTATGGTACCACTGCTTACTGCTGCTGCGACTGCTGACTTGCGCTCCCACCATTTACCTAGTGGTAGTGGAACTTGATTTTTTCCATTGGCGGAACTGGCGGGATCAGCGGAAGTTTTAAGCGTAGTATAGTAAGTGTCATTTGACACTTTCCATGCGGGGTTTAAATCTTCCTCATTTTCCTCTGGTTCCGCTTGGTTTTCTTTACGATCCATATCCTCTACTGCCCACCTATGCCCTCGGTTGGAGTCGCTAATAGCTAGTACAAAGCGGAGTCCGTCTAGTATTCTTCCTCGGTAGCGCTTGAGCGTCCATGCAACAGTCCTAGATGTAATGGGAGTATCGCTGCCGCGCCACTTGGAGTCACAGGCACCAAGCGCATCTCTCAGGTCCGTTGCACTAACCGACTTGGCATCACCAATTGCCGAGCTTATGCCAACTGGCCTTGAGCCGTAGTTGTCCCACCATGCGTGCAGCAAGTTGCGTAGATTTTCCATTCCCACGTCTGCCTCTTCGCGTATACGCGCCCGGCCAAGGGTGGGGTCGGCCATACCCAGCCACATAAGCGGCGCTCGGATCATGTCATCCCATGATTCGAAGGAGCCGATTGGAATGCGGTTAATAATTGGTTTTCCAGCACAGAAGAAAGCGCGGACTATGGTTAGGCAAGACACTACCAGGCGAGGTCTGTTTTCCAGAACCCAGTCTAGTAAGGGATCATGCTTCCAGCCGGTTCGCTCCTCTGGGCGTTCGGTTTCGGCGTCTAGGGTTATGGGGATAACCCTCCGGCCAGTGTCAGATTTGATTTGGATATTATTTCCTGTAACGAAGACTACGGCTCTCCAGGGTACGGTGCGAGTTTCTGTGACTCCCAAAACTCGATCAGTAACAAAACCGCTGGTTAAACTGGCGTCAAGGGCACCGCTCCCAAGAGGAGCGGTTAGATTATCAATGAGCACCAACGGAGTTCCTTCGATGGCAATGGCCAGAAGGCGCTTGGCCTCTTCGGCTTCCTGGTGCGCCTGGGTCATGCGAGCCGCTTTGCGTCCACACGAAATGGTGGAGATTACGTCTACCAGAAGAGACTTCCCGGTGCCCGCGGCGCGTGCATCGATGGTGAAAAGAGGGACGGGGCCGTTGATAGCACTGCGGCACACCACGGAGAGCAGCGCAGCGATGATGGCCGATCGGTCGTGATCAGACATTATGGGGAAGTCGGAAAAAATTTCCAATAGATCGTTGATGGCTTTGCGCGCTTCAAGTATGGTGGGATTGACGGGGACGGCGGGATAATTATCACTCATGGCGAGCATGATGCCGGTTTCTTCGTCATAGCCCGGATTTTCGATCACGGTCCCGTTGGGGCGAAGAGTAGGGGCCTCGGCTATGCCAGTAATTGGGGGAAGCGTCCACTTGCCGCGGTCAGAGAACATTTTTATTGCCCAGTCAGGGGGTATAGATGCACCCCACTCACCGGATCGTTTGTCTAGCCTTAGCCAGTCGGCGGAAAGAGAAGCCATTTCGGTGAGGTGGGGGATTGGTGCGGCTCCAATCGCGGTTGCGCCGATTACCTTGGACAGTCCGCGCGGGGGATTGGCGTCAACGGTTATGCGGACGAGCCTGCCTCCACGTTGAAATATTTTTCGAGGGCGTAATTTTAAAATTGCATCTTCGAGTTGGTCAACTACATCTGGCATGTTTGTGGTTATGTGGATAATTTGCCGGGCGTTGTTTTCTGGTTCGTCCGGGATGGGACCGGGATCAGATGACGAGTTTGATGTTGAAAGAGTTTCTGGGGCTCCGAAACCTTTACGCGCCAACCCGCGAGCGGCGGCGCTAAAATCTCCTCGGTGTTCGAGCAACGAAAAAAGCTGGAAAAGCGAATACCCACGCATGGGGTCAAGGTGGGTGGAGGAGGTGAAACAATAAAATACCCGTTTTCCGACGTGCCAAGTTCCGCCCGTGCCGGATGGTTTATCCGGCCTGGTCCAGAGCTCATTGTCTCCGCTTCGTCCATGGATTCGCCAACCGTTATTTATCAAAACCTGGACATGATCCCCACGAGAGGAGAAGTCGTCTCCGGGGGACTCGCCGCGGCGAGGTGGGCTCGATCCGGGCGATGGAGGGGGTGAGAGTTCGGGGGGGAGTTCCGGTGCGCTGTTTATATCCAAAGGCATACCGGGATGAGATAGGGAAAAATGCGGGTGATCCGGTGCTGACATGGGCAGCCATGAAAGGCGAGACGGGTCTTTGCATGCTGGATCCCATGCCGTTCCGATCAGGTATGTTGCCAATCGCGGATAGAGGGCGCTCCAGGACGCTCCGGGTACTGGTTCTTTGAGGGGGAAAACCACTCGCCAGCGAGGGACAGCCGGTTGACCGTGTTTTTCTTTAAGATGATGGGCGGTGCTATAGACGACATAGGATAGGCCGCGTTCAATCCAAAGTTGCGAAACATCCTCTACGACGATTCCACAATCAACATCCAGGACAAGACAATAAACCAACTCGACCCCCGCAGCTCCGCGCGTAGTTCCGGGCAGGTATTTAGTAGGGCTCCAGAGCTTGGCTTGATCCTGGTCGATGGCGGGAGAGAATTGTGAGAGTAGGTCGCAAAGCTGATCCCATGACACCGTTGCCGGTTCGGGTGTAGTGGTGTATTTATTTTTCCAGAGACAGATTTCTAGCGCAACCATTTGCTCACGCCTGCCTGAATATTTTCCAGGGCAGAGATCATTTTGTCTGTTACCCGCTCGTTTTCTTCGATCCAAACACGCATGCTGGTGACTTTTTCGTATACTGAGTCGCTGAAGTCTTCGGCTTGTTCGGGGAGATCTTCGAGGCTGGCCAAAATTTCGTCGCAGAGTTCAATAGCTTCTTCGTAGTCCATCGTTTCCTCGGGCAATAAATAACCAGCCGCCAGAACACTCGTTGAGGAGGAAGCGAGCAGGTCGATCAAAACCTCTGACGGCTGGTTGGGTCGCTAAACTTTTTTTGTTCTCCTCTTCGAGTTGCGTTTTGATCGATAGCGAGCACTCTAAACAAAGATGGCTGGGGAGTCAAGAATTTTCTTGACGCGGGGGAGTTGATGAGATAGGGTGCTTGTTGCATCGGATGATTCTCTAAAAAAACATCTTGCCTCCTCGCGGTTCCATTCCCTCATCCGGTGCGGGACTGCGGGGAGGCGGGTTTTTATCGAGGACGAAAAAATGGACACGAAAGAATTGAAAATCGAGCGAACAATCTCGATCGAGGTATGCGAGAGTGGAATTTATTTTGTGGATGGGGTGATGTGCATTACTTCTCTTAGCGCGGTGGATATGGTGAAAGACTGCCTTGGAGTCTCCGAGGTGAAAAAGGTCCGCAAGCCACGCAAGGGCAAGAAGGGCGGCGAGGCCGCGGGGGTTGCCGGGCTAACTCCTGCACCCAGGGCGGGCAGGCCGAAAAAAATTACCATCGTAGGCACCGATGGCGAGAAAAAATAAGTGGAACTCCGCGCCTACCAGCAACGAACGGTTTCTGACGTCCGGCGACTTTGGTCCGAGGGCAAGCGATCGGTATGTGTGGCGCTGCCCACTGGAAGCGGAAAAACCGTGATAGGCGCAGAGCTCGCCGCCGATCGTCAGACATTGTGGATCTGTCATAGGCTGGAATTGTTAGAACAGACCAGGGCCAGGGTATCAGCCAATGTCCGCGTTGAAACCGTCCAAGGGTTGCTTGCGAGCGGGAAACGCCCGCTCGCCGAGGTTTTTATTCTCGACGAGTGTCACCATTATTGCGCCGAGGAATGGAACAAACTCGTAACGGATTATCCTGGCGCGCTCGTTGTTGGATTAACTGCTACCCCATGCCGCGCCGATCAACAAGCGCTAGGCGATATTTTCGATGCAATTGTAACGGGCGCGAATTACTCCGAATTGATTAAAGGAAACTGGCTTATTCGTCCGAAGTGTATGCGTCCCCCAGAGGAGGTGCAGGGCCTCGCGCTGAAACCAGAGGACGCCTGGCGCAAGTGTGCCGGCGAGCGGCAGGGGTTCGCCTACTTTTCACGCCTCGAGTTGGCTAAGAAATTTTCAGACGCTTTGGGCGATCGGTGCGAAACAATCTTCGGTGAAACGCCGGAGGATTGGCGTCTTGAGGCAATGGATAGGTTTCGAGCGGGAAAGTTGCAGGTGTTGAGCTCCTGCTCTTGTCTGACCGAGGGGTTAGACGTTCCTCAAGCCGAAGTGGCGATGATCGCCCGCGGATGCGATCACATCAGCACATGGGTTCAGATCGTTGGGCGGATTATGCGCCCTTGGGGTGGAAAAACCGAGTCATTGGTTGTTGACCTCCCCGGAGTCAGTCATCGTCATGGCCTTCCCGGAACTGACCTTGAATATTCTCTCACGGGCCAGGCGATCCGCGCCAAGGTGGAGAGCCTGCGGACATGCCTGAAATGCGGATGCACGTATCGCTGCAGTGAAGAAAAATGTCCATCTTGTGGACATATCGAACCGCCCAAGCCGGCCAAGGTGCGGATCTGGAACATACCGTTGGAGGATGCCCTACAGGCAGCACAGACTCCGAAAGAACGAGGCATTGCGCGGTATCGTCAGGAGATGGCAGGAGCGAGCAGGGAGGAGCTTAGGGCACTATATCAATCGCTGGCGGCGAAGGGAGCGGAACGTGGCTATGCTCGCGGATGGGCATTGCATCAATATCGCATCAGGGTGGGGAGATGGCCCGATCGTGGTATTATCAGTTAACCAACAGGAGAAAAGAAATGAACACAAACGAAGAGAAAGTTAGTATTTCAAACCTTGCCGACGGAGCAGCCATCGAAATGTGCGATGAAGCACTTGAGCAGGTGTGGCGGGACATTTGCGATCCGAATACTGCTTCGACCGTAAAGCGCCAGTTTTCGCTTGTGCTCACGCTGGAGCCAGACGAGGGGCGAGAATTTATTACGATCGGGATCCAATGCGACAAAAAACTAGTCAAGGTTCGTTGCGACAAGTGCGGAAGCGTCGGACTTTCGCGACGTTGCTTCTGTGCCCACCAGATGCGCGAGGAGCTGAAGGCGAAGGGTTGGAAGCACGTTGCCGAGGGAGGGAAGGACTTCTGCCCCAAGTGCAAGCCTCGCCGAAAGCCTCGGAGGCGCTCACGGACGACGATCACGCTGGTAAACAGCGAGAGAAAAACGGAGCGAGGTTAACGGATGAAACAGAACCCAGAATTGTATTGGCACTGCCTCCAATGCGGGGCTCACGATCCTGTCGATCCGACTGCCGGAGCAGAGCAGGAGCAATACGGTCTTGGAGATTACGGGCCGTGCATCACATGCGGCGGCGGGACCGCGCACGTAGTCACGCTTCGCATGGGCGCATGCTATGAGCAGGGCCGAGCGCTCGGTATGGATATCAGAGACGCATGGGATCGCGCTCTGAAATTGCGAGGCGGAAAATGATCGACTGGTGGAACCTACAGCCGACATGGCTCAAGAGGCTGCGCTTGTTTCTAGGCATCGTCTGGCGCATGCACGAGGGCAACCGCATGACGTGTGCGCTTTCGTGGGATGTCGCCAAGTGTCTATACCCAATAAAGAATCGAGGCCACGGATTTAACAGCGAGAGAAGTAAGCAGCGCGAGAATGGAGGCCGACCGTGATTTTCATTGAGGTTCGTGCGAGCGTGGCGCGTGTCGAGCTTGCCCGAGGTGCGGGAGGAAAAATTATCGCGGTGGAGCCGCGGTCCAGGCAAACGGAATTACCACTTGCGGGGGTAACCGATATCAGCACGGCACGAGGAGGCGAAAATGATTAAAAATGCGTTGGAATATATTGCTAAATTGGGGCAGCAGGCAGTAAATAAAAAGAGGGAAATTTTTCAATCCCCGGATGGGAAGGATTGTTTCACCGATACCGGAACGTTAATCGTACCACCAGCCCCCCCCGTATTATTTTTTTCGATGCTAGAGGGATTTGCCGGTTACATTAATGCCAATCGAGATGAGTTGATCTTGGCGATGCAGACCGTTCATGTAAAATCTCCCACATTGGTGGAAATATACGGGAGAGTGGATGATAAATATAAGCTCCGTTCCATCCCTGCACAATGCTGCCCGCCCGCTGCAACCCGGCATAAATTCGGCGAGTACCTCGACGCCGAAAATTTTATAATCTGGTTGCTCTCTGGTTTTGTGCAAGACGAATCTACGGCCAATGCTCTTAAAGTCGTGGGAAATCTGAAGTCAGAAAAAATATCCACGATCGTCGACGACGGAGTGACGCAGATTACATCAGTGCGCGCCAGAATAAGTAAACTCGTCGAGGTGGAAATCAGAAACCCGATCTGGCTCCACCCATATCGGACCTTTGAGGAAATTTCGCAACCCAGCTCTCCGTTCATTTTGTGTTTGCGCGAGAGGGGGGAGGCTCTCCCGCAGATCGCCCTATTCGAGAGTTCGGATATGAGCTGGATGAATACCGCAGTTAAATCGATCGGCGAGAAATTAGAAACGCTGATCGACGATAAAGCCATCCCAATACTTATCTGATGAAACCGCCCACCCCCGAATCTCAGCTCAAGCATGATATTCGTCTGGCCCTCGGCGCCGAACCAGATCTCGTACTCTGGAACAATCCGCGAGGTTTTGCAATCATGGAAAACCGCCGCATAAAATTCGGGCTTTGCCCCGGCGCGAGTGACCTCCTCGGAATTTTGGCACCGGCTGGTCGCTGGTTTTGTCTGGAAATAAAAATCAAGAAAAATAAACCGACCGATGATCAAGAAATGTTCGTGGCCCTGATCCGCGCCAGGGGGGGATTTGCATGCGCGGTCTGGTCCATCGCCGAGGCGCTGGAAGCGCTCGAGCGCGCACGTGGGGGACTGAGCCAGTAGGTGTATATTATTTGCCACAGTATACATTTTGCCACACCCAATGCGATAAAAAATATTAAAAAAGTATTGACAGAAACATTGTACATGCTATTATATAAGTATAAGGCAATCAAGGACAGGAGACGAAAATGAAAGCAATAATTGCAGGAAAAAGATACAACACTGCGACGGCCCAGAGGGTGGCGAAATGGGACAATAATTACCCCCTGAATGATTCGGGGTACGAGGAGGAAACCCTGTTTCTAACCACAAAGGGAAGCTGGTTTCTGGATGGCGAGGGGGGAGCCTCCAGCAAGTATGCTGTCCCAATCGGGAGCAATGAGCGTGGCGGATCAGGTAAAATCACTGCGCTGACCCCCACATCGGCGAGGGAATGGCTGGAAGAGCGGCAAGAGCTCAGGGCTCTGGAAGAGTTTTTCCTCGAGGCATTGAGCGACGCTTAGACCGCGCTGGAGCAGGCATCCAGCGAGGAATTTTTTCTGTTTGATAGAGAGGAGTAGAAAAATGAAAACCCTCAACATCGAAATTTCTGCTGCCCTGCGCGCGCGCATCGATGCCGCACGGCAAGCATGCGCAGAAGCGAAACAGATCCCGCTAACCGCGTGCAGCAACCGGGTTGTTTTACCCTGGCTGCTGGAGCTGGCGCTAGATACAATCGAGCGCCGCGAGGCACTAGACGATCCTCAGAGATAGAAAAGGACAGGAAAAATGAAATTGCTGAACTTAGAAATTGAAAACGTGCGTGGTATTCGCCACGTAAAAATCCTAGCGAAACAGATCAACGAAATTGCTGGCCCCAACGGAGCCGGAAAAACCACGGTGTTGGATGCGGTGAAAATGCTTTTTTGCGGCAAGCGCGCCAGCGGTATAAAACCGCTGCGCAATTACGAGGAAACGGGAAAGATCAAGGGCATCGTGGGAGATGAAAACGGCGAGCGGTTCATCGCCACCAGGAAATTCGATAAGAACGGCGAGAGCAAATTAACGATCGTGCCGAAAGACGGAACAAAACGCGGCCAAGACGAACTCGACGAGTTGATCAATAAAAAAACGCTTGATCCCTTGTATTTTGATCGCCTCTCTTCCAAGGAAAAATTCGGGGCCATCCAGAGCATGGCCCCGGATGGTTTCCTCCAAGAAATGGGCAAATTAAACGGCGAGGTTTTGCAGGCGGAGGAGGAGCGCAAGGACGCAAAAAAAGATCTTGCCAAAATAGGAAAAATTCCAAAAGTTGAGTCGGTCGCCGAGGTGGATGTTTCCGCCCTCATGGCCGAGATGCAGGAGAATGAAAAACACAATGCCAGGCAACGCACCGTAGCAGATAAACTCGCACGCGATCGGCAAACATTGCAAGCTATGGCGGATAAAATAGCAGAGCAAGCGAAGCAGTTCGAGATTTTGAAAAAAGAAATCGAATCCACTCCCGAACCCCAACCAATCATTAATCTTGACGGCATCGCCGCTAAAATCTCTCAGGCAGGGGAAGCAAATAAAGCTGCACAGGCATACGCGGAATATCAACGCCGCGTAGCTGAGCAGGTTGTCAAAGCTCAATCCGTCGAGGAGTGGGAGGCCAAAGTTTCCGACCTCCATGTTCGGCGCAAAGATCTGCAAGCAAAAATCTCTCTGCCCGTAGATGGTCTCACCTTCGATGAGAATAATCTTTGGCTTAATGGCGTTCCCTATCCCGAACTCTCAGCCTCGGAGCGAATCAGGCTGAGCACTAAAATTGCCATGTCTCTCAATCCTGAGTTGCGGATCTTGTTTGTTCAGGATGGCTCAAATTTGGATCAGCAGAGTTACAAGGAAGTTGAAACACTCGCGATGGAGAAGGATTACCAGCTCTGGATTGAAACCGTAGGCGCTGGCCATGGATCCGCGCTGATTTTGAGGGCTGGCGAAGTGGTCGAGGGGGAAGCGCTTGAAGCGCTCCTCGCCAGCATGCGTCCATAGGGAATAATTGACGAAGAAGAACCGTTTTAGTACAGTGCGGTAATTGGACAGGGGAATAGTACCCCTAAAAAAACAAAATATCCTGGCTCTTCCAGCGTGCCCTCGCGGCCCCTGTCCAGCGCTTGAGGAGCCAGGTTTTAGAAAAGGACAGGACAATGGACACTATCACCGCTGAATTTTCTGAAGTAGCAAACGGAAATAGCAATCCAGCCGCGCTGATCAAAGTGGCCGTGGACAAAGGCGCCCCGATCGAGTACCTGGATCGTCTTTTGAATTTGCAACTCAAGTGGGAGGCAAACGAAGCCAGGAAGGCTTTTACTCGCGCCATGAGCGAGTTCAAAAGCGATCCGCCATCCATCATCAAGGATCGCCAGGTTTCTTTTAACCAAACGCACTATAAACACGCCAGCCTGGGGAACGTGGTGAGGGAGACAACCGCGGCACTGGGGAAGCATGGCTTGAGCGCCAGATGGGTGACAACCCAGGCCGAGGGAGGTAAATCAGTCACCGTCTCGTGCGTTGTTACCCACCTGCTGGGTCATTCCGAGGAGGTTTCCCTGACCGCTCCCATGGACACCAGCGGAAGCAAAAACCCGATCCAGGCGATCTGTTCGACGGTAAGCTATCTCCAGCGCTATACCTTACTTGCCGCGCTTGGGCTGGCGACCGAAGATCAAGACGACGATATAGCAACGGCTGCCCCTCCCCCCCCAAGCGAAGCACCAAAACCCGCCGCTCCCCAAGTCTCCATCAAAAATCAAAAACTCCTTTCTGGTTTAAAAAAATATGGAATTGACCCGACGGACATCAAGCGAATTATTCCGCGTGATCCACAGGACTGGACTGACGAGGATTATAATTTGCTGGTAAAAAACGGGGGAGAGATCAAAAACTCCAAGCCAGAAGAACGTGCGGAGAAAATCCGCACGCTGTTTAAGATTGCGGATAGAGATCCCGGCGAGGAAGGGTGATGCTTTACCGCAACCTACTAATTGACGGTGGCGCGAGCGTTGCCGCCCACAAGGCTAGCGGAACGCTGACTCCGTTTGTCTCGCGCATCATGGATCTGATCGCCCAGGTGCAACCCGTTTGCACCTTCGTCTGTTGGGACTGTCCCCGCGAAACAGGATGGAGGAGAGCGCTTAGCCCGGCATACAAGGCGAATCGCCCGCCCGCCGACTCATCCTATGTGATGGCACTAGCAGAAATCCAGCCCATACTAACTGCGCTTGATATAGTGCAGGCGCGCGCGCCAGGCTGCGAGGCAGATGATCTTTTATATAGTCTCTCACGCCAGCTCCCCGGCCCCACCATGATGGCCAGCGGCGACAAGGACATGATCGCTGCGGTGACTGACGGAGTTGACCTATTCAAGCTCGGCGCAAGTAAGCGATTCCCAGATCTGCTTATTACGATAGAGAGCCTGATCGATGGCATGACTCCGCGCCAGTGGGGCGGCTATCTTGCATTATCAGGTGATCCAGTGGACGGAGTTGCAGGGGTACTAGGCATCGGTCCAGCAAAGGCAAAAGCGCTGATACAGGCATGCCCCGGAGTGGTAAGATTGATCCTTGACGATCGGCTATACGAGGCACGCGCCATGGTCGTGGGTGAGGACGCTACCGCGTACGGAATCCTGGAGAAGGCGATCAAAAATAAAACAGATCTGGAGTTGAGCTACAAACTAACCCGCTTTGCAATGGTTGATCCTGAAATAATCGACGCCGAACCGGACCAAGAAAAAGCAAACGAGTGGCTGAGAAACACTGGACTCGGGAGGTATGCAAAATGAGGAGATCCCGCGAAGGAGCTTTCAAAATAACCCGCCTCGCAAATGACGGCGAAATGATGCTGACCTTTCACCTCATTGTCGAGGTGAGCTACACTCCGGTGGAGGATGGTCTCTTTAACATTGAGGACATCCGGCTAGAGCATGTTGAGATCGAAATGGTTACCAACGAAGACGGCGTTGAAATACCAGCAGAAGATCCGCTTGTGCCACGGTTGAAAGAGCTGGCAATGACATACGATGAGATGGAAGATTTTTTAGGAGGATGCTGATGGAAACCGCGTGGCATTTTTGCGTTGGAACCGACAGGCCTTTTCTGCGCGATGGTTCTCCGTTTGAGGTGGGCAAATGGTATGAGCATTCCGGCGAGTTGATCATGTGCAAGGCGGGATACCATGCGAGTAGTAGAATTTTGGACGCGCTTGAGTATGCCCCAGGAGTATGGGCTTGCATGGTGGAAATCGATGGGGAAATAAAACGCGATACAGCTAAATTGGTGTGCTCGCGAAGAAGGGCGCTATGGGCATTTAATGCTGCCGACGTGCTAATACAATTTTCACGAGAACAAGCGGCAGGAGTTTTACACCTGTGGGATGCTCCACAAATTGTGAAAGATTATTTGGTCACGGGCGATGAGGATTTGAGGGCTGCCGCCGGGGATGCCGCCGGGGCTGCCGCCGGGGCTGCCAGGGATGCCGCCTGGGATGCCGCCGGGGCCGCCAGGGCTGCCGCCAGGGCCGCCAGTGCCGCCTGGGCCGCCAGTGCCGCCAGTGCCGACTGGGCCGACTGGGCCGCCTGGGCCGCCTGGGCCGCCTGGGCCGCCTGTGCCGCCAGTGCCGCCAGTGCCGACTGGACCGCCTGGGCCGCCTGTGCCGCCAGTGCCGTCAGTGCCGACTGGGTCGCCAGGGCGGCCAGTGCCGCCAGTGCCGCAAATCAAATGCTGGAGGGGATGATTTTATTCAAGGCATCGGAGCGAGGGCTGCTTTGAAATTCCGCATCCTAGACCACGCCGGCAAGCTCCTAGCAGAGCGCGATACTATCGACGCCGCGTTATTATATTCGCGCACCACTCTGGCGGCTAAGGATATTGTGCGTGAGGACGGGGTACTCATGGCGCGCAAAGCCACAAGCAGGGGCGTAGAAGCGTGTTTTTGGGCTTATGCTGGAGAAGAAAACTTTGGACCGCGGCATTTACAACCAAGAAAGAAGAGAGGCGAATCATGAAAAAGAAAGTTGCACCGAAGAGAACCGCAAAGAAAAAACCACTACTGGCCATTCTGGCGAATAAAAGCTATGGGCTATATTTTGGCGAGGTGCTGTCGTTCGACGCTGCCAACGGAGTGGCGGCGGTCAAGGATTGTTGCCACGTATGCCGCTGGTTTGGTCGAACGGGGGGGATCACCAGCTTGGCCGCGTACGGTATTTGCGGCCCGCGCATGGGAGAAAGCAGGATAGGGGCTCCGACTACGCAACCCTCGACCCTAACCGGGATAGTGAACATTTTTCCTTGCAGCGAGGAGGCGGTGAGAAGTTTTGACGCTGTAAAACCACAATGAGCAATATGGATAATGGCTATGGCTATGGCTCTGGCTCTGGCTATGGCTATGGCTCTGGCTCTGGCTATGGCTATGGCTCTGGCTCTGGCGATGGCTCTGGCGATGGCTCTGGCTATGGCTCTGGCTATGGCGATGGCTATGGCTATGGCTATGGCTATGGCTATGGCTATGGCTCTGGCTGTGGCTCTGGCTCTGGCTATGGCTATGGCGATGGCTCTGGCTCTGGCGATGGCTCTGGCTCTGGCTCTGGCGATGGCTCTGGCTGTGGCTCTGGCTGTGGCTCTGGCTCTGGCTCTGGCTCTGGCGATGGCTATGGCTATGGCTCTGGCGATGGCTCTGGCTATGGCTCTGGCTCTGGCGATGGCTCTGGCTATGGCTATGGCTATGGCTCTGGCTCTGGCTCTGGCTATGGCTATGGCGATGGTGATGGCGATGGTGATGGCTCTGGCTAAAAAAATCCAACAGGAAAATGTGATGGATAATTCCTTCGACCCCTTGACCCTCCCCGAGTTTCTCTCCGGCCTAGAGCGCCTGTGGTCATACTGGGGAGATTTCCGTCATGGCCAAACGCGCAATTTTTCCCGCGCTCCAGACCTGCTCGTGATCCATAGCGGCGCCGCCGCAAATTGGGTAGCCGAGTATTTGTCGAATCCAGCATCCCACGGCATACAACATGCGGGTGAGCATCTATGCGACGATGGGCGATATAGATTCGTTAGCGCGGCACATATTTGTTTTTATGCTGGCCGCGTTGACTTGCTTTCGCCCGGCGTCTCTCCTCCCGCGCGCCCTATGACATTCGTGCAAACCGCCAGCTTGCGGCATGAGGTCCCCCACGTCGGTGGCTCGATTTGCATGGGCGATCCGCGCCCCAACCGGCGTAGCATCGGCGTGGAATTGCCGGCCGTGGCCTTGCTGCATACGCATTTCGACGCGCAACAGCTTTTCGAGGAGCTGCTCGACGAGCTGTTGCCCGCTATGCCCTCGCTGAAGTTTTATACTCTGCACCGGGCTATCGATTTCAAAAAGATGGACCCGGTTGCAGGGAGTGGATTTGATAAGGGTTGGATGGACGGGCGAGGGCTTACTTTCGTAGGACGGAGCAAATTATGAACTATACACCCATTCCCAAGGATTAGGACCGGGCCCATATCATTTGGGAGAGCCGTCCATCACCTGTTTCTCGGTGATCTCGTCCGCCTCGATCTGCTTTTTGCGTGCGGCGATCTCGACCGTTACTTGCTCCGCAAATTCATCAGCATTGACCCCCGCCCTTTCGATAAGCAGAAAAATTTGCGACACAAGACCGACAAGGAAGGAAACGATAGTTGCATCCATTGTGCTTGACCTTTCTTCTGACTCGAATACAATAAACTAATCGGACGGGCGCAGAGCGTTCACTCTGGCCCATCCTAACCAAAGCCAAACCTATTAAGGAGGTTGAACCGTGGCTATTCAAGACTATATGTCACCAGAGGAATTTTGGTCAAGCGCAGATGTCAGGGGACCAGATGACTGCTGGCTCTGGCAAGGATATGTTTTCCCTAGCGGATATGGTGGATTGACCAGATCGCCCGATAAACTTGCTCATCGTGCGGCATGGATGTTTTCGCATGGACCAATTCCGAAAGGTTTTTGTGTTTGCCATTCATGCGATGTCCGCTATCCCGTGGGAGATAAAACAAATCGGAAATGCGTCAACCCCGCCCATCTATGGCTGGGAACGTATGCTGATAATGGTGCGGACATGGTTCGCAAGGGGAGATCGGCAAGCGGCGATAGAAACAGTTCGAGACTTTATCCGGAAAGACTGTCTAGGGGAGATGAACATTATTCCAGAAATCATCCAGAAAAATTATTGCGCGGCGAGAAACACTGGACGCATATACATCCTGAAAAAATAGCCAGGGGAGATAGAAGCTCCTCTCGACTTCATCCGGATAGCTATAGAGGGGAACAAAATGCACATGCAAAACTTAAATCAGATCAAATATTAGACATTCGCAGAAGATATGCGAAAGGAAACTATACCTTGTTAAGACTTGGAATGCTTTTCAATGTTCATTTGGCTACAATTAGCAAGATTGTGCGGCGGAAGGCCTGGAACCATATCTAGGGGATCACCAATTTCTTTTCCTTCACGGCTCGGTAGACTTTATCAACGAGGACCGCAGCCTCAACTATCGCCTTGCGCGCCCCGTCTTCGTCGGACACCGCGGCGAAGCGCATGGCGAGACTGAGCGCCATCTGCGCATCATCAAGCAACTCTTGCAGGGCTCGCCGCCCCTGACAGCATTTGAGCCAGCCTATACACGCATCGCTTGCAACTTTCTTGGCCTTGCATGCCTGGGCCTCACCTTCACAGCGCGCGTGGAATGCACCGACCGCCACGGGTGAGAGCTTGGCGATCACCGCGTCCATGGAAGATATCTGTTTGCCAATTGTCGCGCACCCGCCGAGCCCGGCGACGAGCGCCAGGTGAAGAAGTATTTTGGTCGATCCGACCTTGTTGAACGCATTCCAAAGTACGCTCATCAGCTCGCCAATAAATAAGGGCCATTTAAAATTTCCCAGGGTGCCGGGGGCGTCCCCCTTAGAACGGATGAAACTTAGAGCCTCGGTGAGCACGAGAAATATGACCGCATACCACGACTTCGCCTTGCTGAAATGCGGCGAGGCTGCATTTGCAATGCTGATAAGTACTCCGATTATAATGCTGATGATTTCCCAGTGGGCAATGATCCAAGTCATTTTGGTTTCCCGTCTGCGGCAATGAATGCCGCTTTGAGTTTCGTCTGCACGCGTATGTTTTTTAATTCCTTGGCGATTTCGGCGTCGGTTACCGACGGACCCTGAATTATTTTATAGATGGTCAATCCCCCGCTGATCGCGGTTAGCATGGCCAGGATTACAGCGCCGATGATGGCGAGCTTCTTCCAGTTCTGTTCAACTCGTTCTTTCGTCCTGGCCCCGTTAGTTCGGATCTCGGAAATATCATTCCAACTGCTGTCCACTTTGCGGTAGAGTCCGGAAATTTCCTCTCGGTTGTCGTCGGTTTTCTCCTCGGTGGCGGTGAGTTTTACCGAGAGAATCGCCACCTCAGATTTGCAAACCTTGAGCTCGTTGTTCATGAGCCCGACATCGCCGCGAAGTTCTTTTACGTCGCTTTTAATTTCGCGGGTGTCTTCGCGTAGGCCGCGAAGCAACTCATGGTTGGCGAAAGAAACATCTCGAGGATTTTTGCTCATGGCCTATTCTAATCCAGAGTTACTCGCAAGTCTGGGCAATTCTCGGTCAGTGCCTGTGCAACGATAGCCCCTGTCCATGGACCCGCTCCGGTCAATACTCCGGCAGTCCCGGTTGTCAAAATATTCCCCTGGGCAAAATCATTATAAAGACCAGTTATCGTGGGATTGGTGGTCCCCATCGCTGTTCTGATACCTGCCCAGAGGTGGGTATTGGCAGCAATCGATGTTGTAAGAGCCGATGTATTTCGCTTTACCCCAAGGCCAACAGTAAGACTATCTACCGTCGCATCAGACGCTAGCTTGGTGAGTACCTGTGCCGCTTTGTTGGGCGCAAGGGGGCTGGAGAATAGTCCCACCTCAACCGCCTGGGTTCCCACCCCGAGAATGGAAACATAGAACTCCACGAACTTGGGGGTAATGGCCTGTCCGGTTCGACAGAGATAGACGAAATAGGCCACGTTGGATATGAGGAGCAGGCCTGCTGTGCCCTTGGACAGGTCACTCATTAGCACTCGTTGAGTTCTGCTGGACTCGCCGGAAGTGACCAGACGCGGACAACCTATGAATTTAGTGGGCATTAGGCCACCTCCTTAATCACGGTGCATTCACCAATGTCAACAATGGCAGGAACTCCAACTCCAGCAGCATCTACCTCTGCCCAAGTGCCAGCCGGTGTTACTCCATCCGTAGAAATGTCTCCAATGCCACCCGTCAAAGTTGGTGGTGCTCCATGTTTGATCTGAACATCTGAAACATCATGAGCATAGATACCAGCCCCACCATTGCCTGTACCAGCAAAAACACCAATAAAGGTCAATTGAGAATTGATAGATTCTATGCCATGAGTAAGGCAATCATGCACACTGCCTCTATTAAAACGGAACTGGGAATTAATGAATTTTATTCCAACTCCAGCGGGGTTATCCACTTGAAAAGAGGTATAAGATGCCGACGCGGTATCAGTATTATGATACCCAAATGTTTCTCCCAAGTTAACAGAATTAGCTATTATCATACTACGGAAGCGTGAACATTGAAATGCGGCATTACTCCCATACGCAGAGGCATCCACTTGAAGCTTATAACAATAACAATGACATACGAATAGTGTTTTTATAGTAGAAGCACTCAAAAAAGTACTTGCGTTAAGTAAACTTAGCCCGTGGCTAAACAAAGTCAATACGAATGTTATTGGGTGCTGTCCATAATTAGTACACCCTGCTGAACCTGATTTCTGCATATAACATCCGGCAGCACTACTTGATACTACTGTTACGAAAGCTATACAATAACTTAGGTTATATACGCCAAAGCAGGACTGTGTTCCAGAAAACGACAGTCGTTGAACATAGATGTATCCCCGTCCATTGCTGGAAAACGATACATAACTACTAAGCGCGGTAGAAGACAAAGTAGTTGCTGGTCTAACCACCCTAAACCCTGCTCCAACTCCAGGATCAATAGTAAAGAAATGTTGAACAGTGATTGTGGTTACTGTGTTTGAAATTATCAAGGCTTGTTGACCCGCTGCTGGTCCACTGGTTATCTCAACCATGTAACCTGCATATTGATCAATTGCCTTCCCCCAAGTAGTTAATCCAATGGTACTGGTGCTATGAATATCGGACACCCAAGGGGCTCCGGCATTATCTGCAACTATAGATATTGCAGATCCCCCATCAATAATTAGGGACGGATAAGTAAGCAGGTATTGCACAAAGCTTTTATTTATTGCGGGTGTCCCATACTCATCAAATATCCCAGCCAAATTAACAGTCGTGTTGTGTTTTATGAAATCAGGCACAGCATTAAAGATTGCTTGCAATGTTAACTTTGGCGATGCTATTGCCCATCTACCTGCAACGGGTAACGCTTCTGTCACTCCACGAACATTAGCGTATGTGATTTGATTAGCTGCTGGTCTACTCAATATTACAAAACTTCCATTATTATCAGATGATGTACAATCATCTATCCAAGCATGCCAACCCACTATGGATGCTGGGAGCACAGCTCCAGCGAGAGTAGCGGTAACAACTCCTGCTGCAACTGCTAAAGTTCCACCAGTCCCATTACTATGTTGCAATCCGGTATTAGCGTCTAAGCCAGTTGTGCCATTAGCATAATATTGGGTAGATGCAATGGTTTGGGAGACTTTTCTATTCAGTAATGAGAATGGCAATCCTGGAGTTCTCATCGTTATTCCTCCAGCGTCAATGTGCAGATCCCCTCCGTGGGGTCCTCCCCCGCTATCACAAAAACATAGCCATCTGATGCGGCAGTGACGGGGAATGAATCAATTCCCCCGCCTCCGAGATAAACGCTCCCGGCGGTATCCTTTGCCGCTGTTACTGTTGACGCACCTTGCTTAAACCAGATCTCTCGATTGCCCGAGATGCGCCAATTCCCTACGGCAAGAATTGTGCTTCTCGCCCCAGTGGAATTAATGTTTAACACCTGGCCGCCCGTCCCTAACTTTCGACCAGGAGCACTCTTAACCTGTGTTGCTTCCAACGCAAGCGCCGAGGTGTCGAGGTTCGTTCCCGCGTTCGCGGTGACTGCAAATCCCTCTGTTGCCGGAGTGACGGATTGGCTAACTGCTGCCGCCTGTATTCCTAGTCCCATTCGAACACCTCCAATATTTTCCTGGTGAAAATTTGCCAGTTGTATTTATTTTCAACTCGCTTGCGGTTCATGATTGCCCCGGCGAGCAAAACTTTTTCTTCTACGTTCAGCCACTCATCAATGATAGCTTTGGATTTATTTACATCCCCGAATGGAATTATAACCGAAATGTCGGGACCCCACCCGCTTTTATCTGATGAAATCGGGAGAAATCCCCACGCCGCTGCCTCTAGAATGGTGGTAGGGTTGGCGTCGTTTCGCCCCGGAGCAATGATAAAATCAAACGCCCGGGCAATCTCCGCGAGAATTGTGGGGTCCGCGAAATTCAGATATCCGAGGCTGGTCGTGCCCGGAATTGATCCATGCCCCGCGTGGAAAAATCGGCAATGCGGCATCGTATCGGAAATCGCGGAAAGAAAATCCGGCCCCTTGCAAGACAATGCGCATCCGATATAAAGAATCGACCGACGAGGGGCGCTACCCACCGGCGCAAATTTACTTTTGATCTGTTTGTATTTTTCGGCATCGATGGCCATATTCAGTGGAGTGCTTTTCCCTCGCCAACCCTCCGGCAATCTCTCTGCCCAATATGGCCCGCAAATGGGAAAAAAATGATCCACTTCTTTGATTATCGCGTGAACCTGCGCGGTATATTCTTGCGATCCATTCCAGGGGCAGATGGCTATTTTTTTGGCCCATGGGTGCACCATCGATTTGTTGAACGCTCTGTTCATCGATGGGTGAGGATGGCCTATCAGAATATCTCTTGGCCTTGGGACTATCTCCCGGTCATCCTCCCAGTCGTATTGCTCTATCGTCTGTCCTCTTCCCCGGAAAGCATCGGCTAGAGCGTTACCAATGGTCCACGGGGCGGCCTGCTTTGGACCAAAGGGGTAGACTATATGCACAGTCATGCGATGGCCCCTAAAATAATTTTAGCGCGGTTGACATAGGTGTGATGGGCTAGGACTTTCGCTTGTCCCTGTTTGGCAATTTTGTCGCAATAATAATCATCTCCGAGGAGCAAATCCAATTTTGCCTTGCAATCTTTTGCATCCTGATAGGTGATCAGGTCCTCGCCGTCGACGAAATGTCGCTCGAGTGTCTTGGAGAATTCGGTCAGCAATGTTGTACCCAGTCCCATCGTCTCAAAGATTCTCATTACCAGAAGCTCCCGCCCCCCTGATGCCAAATTATGCACATTCACCTTGAGTTGTTTTATCACATCCAGGTACTGCTGGCGATAAATTCCACTCACCATGTCGGCGTCAATTGTCCTAGCGAAATTCATCCTTGCGGAAAATGGCGATCCGATAACCGCCGCTCCCTTCTTTGGTTTTTCATCCGATTTCATCCAAAGATGATCGAAGGCATAGGGCAAATACTGACTCCGATTAAATTCCACCAAATAAGCGGGGTTGGCTAGAAACACAAAATCAAAACGATGAGACAGAAATAACGACGCCTCGAGGTGCATTTCGGTATCGAAATCCCAGAATACCTTGCAGCATGGCAGATCAATCAAACTCAAATACTGGGGGTCACCGTCGTTGCATTCCAGAAAAATGAGCACGTCATCTTTTTCAGGTAACGCGGTTCCCATGAATTCTGATGTCTGATGGTAGTTGCCATATGGTATGGCCTCATACCCGAGAAAATGGAGCGCCCTAATCAGGCAATCCCCGGTTGCCCATCCGCGAGATTGCGGAATACCCCGATAGCTGACAACGTATTTCATGCTTTCCCCATGATAAGATATTCAAAAATTGGCCATACCATCACAATGTGATCATAGAGGGGACGCGGTAAATTGGCCTCGATATATTCACCGCAGAGCAATTGATCTCGCCTTATCTCCCAATTTGAGCGGTCGATGAGTTGTGTTTTTTCTATTCCTTTTTCCACAAATGTGATCTTGGGTTCTACCCAATCTAATACCAATCGGCGCAGGAGCGACTCATCAGAGAAAAACATCGGCGGATTGGCCATGGCTTCTTTATGATCGTGTTCCGCGGATAGCCGCCACTTATCCAACGCTGCGGTTTCATCTCCAAGAAACTCACGCCAGATTTTGCCCTCGGCAGTAAGATAGGAAGTGGGAAATTTACCATCATTATGCCCATCCCTGTATACCTCCTGCCCCACAATCAGCAGAGTGTCCGGCTTGCGTTGGGCCAGTAGATCAAACGTGTAATTGCTCTGCAAGGGGATGGAGTCTATGTCATGGACGGTGGAAATCCCATCGAGGTGCGCTGCCACAATGTAGCGCGCCATCTTCGCATGGTTCGCCGTCGGGATTCCGGCCAACGGCTTTAGCAGATGGACGGTTCCGTGCCTTTCTAGGCGAACCACCGTCGGATCCAACGCGTCACGATTGGTAACAAAGGCAAGATGTATCTTGCAATCAAAAAACTTTCGCCAGGCCGCACTGACCAGGGGCCAGTAGTCCAGAAAATAGGACTCATCGGAACTGACAACTATATTTTCAGGCTGCATGTTTTAGAATCTCAATTGAGGGGGAAGTGTCCACCTGCGACAAGTCTTGAAATTTTACATCGATTCCTGCCTGTTTAAATTGCTCCATATCTAAATAATCGGCCCCGCTTTTGCCACTCAAATATTCATTTGCTCCCACACGCTGACAAATCTCCACTAGTCGGGCAGTGTTCCTTTTTTCTGTTTGGAAGTCTATCCCGATGTGGGCTTTTATTTTAAGCGTTCGGGCAATACGGTCTATGATTTGGATGTTGGTTGCAAGCATGCTGCCCATTATGCAATCGTCGAATAGCGCGAGTTCTTGTCGATATTCGCGCAAATTTTCCTTGATACGATTCCAATCCCCCGGAGGATCGGCATATTGTTTCTCGCAGACGGGGGTCAGCCCCCTGCAAACGCTCATGGTATGAACCCGCCCCTTGGCAAAAAAGCGGTTCTGGAATCCTCCCTTTTCCCATTGGCACCAAGTCAAGATGATGAACAGATCAACCTCTTTCATCTTCATAAAAAAGGGCCACCAGGGGAAAAAATTAGGCTGGTGAATTGCTATTCTCATCTCTTCGCCAATACAAAAATGCCGAGTCCATTCCACCATCCCTCGGTCCTGCCGTCACCGCCTCTCGGGCCATGGGCCAGGGCAATGAAATATTTCGGGTTGAGCGATGCCTCTATGATTCCCTCAAATGTGCCCTCCTGGACCGCTATCTCATTCCAGTCGTCCACAACATAAATAAATTCATCTGCGAGCCAAGAATACATTTTAGTGAGGGCATCGCGTTGGGATGCGCGACGGTGATCGCCATCATAGAAGTAGAGGGTTGCGTCTCCCTTTCCAATTCTTCCCAATGCAAAGGCATCCCCTATGATGAAATTAAGCTGGTCTTCTCGATATTGGCCCAGGCATCGCGCTATATTTTCGGCGAAGGATGTCCTTGTGTCTTCCCCTAGATAATTCCCCAGATCGAAGGAATACGCTTTTTTCACGCTGCCGTGATTGCCCGACAGCGCCGAACAAAGGGTTGCTCCCTTATAGCATCCCACTTCCAAATAAACTGCGCCCAGGTCGGCGCAAAGATGATTCAACAAAAACCTCACCTTAATCCCAGTCATGCCCTCAACAAGCGCAGCCTCCTTGGATAGCCCCCCGCGCAATGCTTCCGCGTTGGCTATAGCGACGTCAATGCGATTTATTAAGTCGGACATTCAAGCCACCCCTTCAATCTCTCCGGATTCCAAAGCCGTGGGTGGAGATACCAGTTGCCCTTGCCATCAAATTTATGATGCTCGGCAGAGCGCCACCCATCCTCAAATTTTACCAACTCTATGCTTTTCTTTTTGCATATTTCTTCAGTGTCCTCATTCCATTTATTGAAGGGAGGAACAAAAATCCTAGTTCCAATTAATGAGCAAGACGTGATGATCGAAAGTTCCTGCGACTCTTTGGAAAGCAGGCGGTGGTCTACATGCAAGAGCCCATGGCTTGCCAGCTTTACGCATGTTGGACTAGTGGGAATGCCGCATTTTTCCACCTTGTAAAAATGTCGATAGTCCGAATACGCTTTAAGGACGCCCTTGAATACTCGTTGCGAATCTTGGGCGCTTTTCTCCTCGGACATGTCCGAAACAAGCGGGGAAATACACCACCAAATCTCAGGAACGGGAAAGCGCATAGACATCGCTTGCACCAATGTTTGTGCATTTCCCATATCGGTATTGATGCAAATATCGTCGAAACGGAAGATCATGCGTTTTCCTTCGGCCAAAGTTCGGGATTAAGCGGGAAGCCGGAGAGCTTATGAAGGTTCAACATTCGCTCACCAAGTGCCCAGTTTTGCGAGGAGTAGCTACGCCTTTGCGTTGCATCCCTATCTGCCCCCTCCCACATATGCTTAAATTTAATGTCCATAGCATCTATCTGCACCCCCATCTTGGCAGATAGTGCATCCATGTGATCATCACAAAAAACAGAAACGAAATCTGGCGACCAAAAATATCCGCACTGCTTAAACCATTCCCGTGTACCAATGAGAATTGTTAGAGGTGTCCTCCCGCCCCGTACCTCACGAGCAACCCCATCATCGACGCGAAGCACCACCGGCAACTGAGTCATTGGAATTTTCCGAACGATCAACTCGTCCCAATTTTGCGGAGGAATAAGATCGTCGTGAACCTGAATCAGAATTTCGCCATGGGACAAATAGGCGGCTCGATTGTAGGCGTCCACGTTCCCGCGAGATTTGCCCGAAACAACGCAAATGCCGTTCTGCCCCGCCGGATAATTCTCCAGCAAGGGATCGTCCTCGTCTAGGCTGAGAATATATTCTACCGAATGTTTTTTTGATGCTTTGTCTAGCCATTCTTTTTTAGCTTTTTTTGCTATCTCGGGCCTACCCCTGGATGCATGGAGTAGGGAGAATTTGGGCCGGATAATTTCCGGCTTGGCAGTCATGCCGGAGTCCGCCGCCACAGTGTAACCATAGTTACCGTGATGAGTGATTAGCGGCTTAAACGCCACATAGGATTCTATGCCTAGCTCCCTGGCACGATGGCAAAACGCCCAGTCCTCGCTAAGATGTAAATTTAGTTGTGGAGGCAGTACAGATCTCGGTTGAGTCGGAAAAGGTACCACGATGGGCATGAAAATAGGTCGGAATCCTGGCGCAGCAATTTCCGTTGCATCACTAACCCTTTGCAGGGCATCGCGATGATATGCAGTAAATGCAGCGCCGACATACCAAACGTCCGTTATTCCGTCCTGCCCCAGTTGGTGTTCTCCCTCGCGTTTCCAAAACGTTGCCACCCCCTGATCCCGAACTTTTTTTGAAACAAGAGCTCCTACGATTCCCCTTGTCTCGGCACACTTTCTGGCCAAGTGGCAAAGGTCCCCCTCATAGTCGGTGCGCGGACCCGCCCACGTAATATCATGGTCTAGCATAATGAGCACTTCAAATTCGGGCATTTTCTCCAAGAAATTTTGCGCAGTCATGGCGCGCGCGCGATCTATCAATGCGTCCTGCGCAGGTTGAACAATCTGCAATCGCCATCCCTTCTCGTCCGACAACATAGGATAAAGAGGAGAGATTTTCAGCTCTGCCCCAAGTTCTTCCTCCTCATGACGATACTGCAAAATACTACACCGAGAAGCACTAATAGCGGCATCTCGAACAATGTTCATCATGGTCATACCATGGATTCCACCATAAGCAAAAATCGCCGCCACTGTGGGTGGCCCATCAAACCTAGAATACATATTCAACTCCTCCAATCAGGTTATAAACGTAGAGAGTCCCCCCGCTTGTTACTTGCCCCTGCACATCAATTTTATTTACGTTGAGTGAATCATCGGCCCAATTGACGGTGGGGTTCAAAAACACATATTCGGAGCCGGGCGCGCCCTCAAAATATCCTGCGCCCTCTGCCGAATTAATAAATATTGTAACTTCATTCCCCGGAACGTGTTCGGGCCCAATGAATTTTACATTAGCATCCTGGTCGTCCGCCTCTGCCCATACCCTGGGCCGAACTGCTATTTTTTTTCCATAGGATTCGTTTTCGCATCCGATGCCAGCATATTGCATGTCCACTGACCATCCGGGCGACGCAGCAGTGCGATCGAAAACGGATTGATCAAAAAGATTCACATAGTTCGCACTATCAACAGTAATACATTCCACGTTGCCAGGCGCGTTCGGCTTTTGCCCAAACCCCTGCGCGGACCATGAGATCACGGTAGGAAGGTTTTCCGACCGCATGTGGTGAGAAAGACATCTTACATTCTCGAGTACATCGTCAAGGATTTCTTTTCCGTGTCCCACGAAATAAGGATTGCAATATGTATCAATGGCCGTGTCCAATTGGTCCTTGGGAAAATCAAAGATGGTCGTTGCTAAGATCGTATATTCCCCAACCGTGGCCATGACGCCGGTCGTATCCGCATTAATCGGTTGCCCGATATTGAGAATTACATAATCTTCGAACACATCCCAAAAAGAATTTTGAGTGGCGACGTTTTCATTGTGGATTGGCGAGTTGGCCGCAGTGATGCTTCCTGCGATATAAAATGCCTCTACGTGACAATTTGCTGTTATCGCACCGACCGGCTTGGTAGCAATCAGGTGAACACACTGCCGCTGCGTATTGGGTATACTGTGGCGATACTTCCAAACCATAAACCATGTTTTTGCAGAAGCAGAAGCGTCCCCCAGTGGCCAGCAGTCTTGAAATATTGGTCTCGGACACCTGGCCAGGAAATAGTTAGTCGCGTCCACTAAGAGTTTCAATCCTTCGGATCGGTTGCCTCGGCGATGAACCCCACCGTCTCCGTCGGTGTAGAATATCGACGCCAGTTTGCTAACGTCAATGTCTTTTTTAAAAGGTACGCCTAGAATGCTCATAATAAATCCGAATATTGAGAATCGCGAAAGGGTTGAACACTCAGACTAATGCATTGACTCCAGGTATCTGCATTGCTGTTTTTTGCGGCAAGCATCAAATATCGCCAACTCCCGCCAATCTCCGGCTTGGTCAACAATAATGAAGATGCCGAACGCACCCACACATTGGTTTCAGAAGCATTCCTAACGGTGGCCTTGGCCTTCCAGTTCAGTTTATTTTCATCATAGATCAGCGGGCCCACGTAAAGATTTTGTGAAGAAATCAGAGACCAGTCCGTGTAATCGCTGGATGTTGGAGGAGTGGGAGTAGCGATCTTAGTGGTGATCCACCAGTGCAGAGAATCATAGCTTTGATTTATCCAGTAGAGCCCAAGGTAACAAAGAATATTATTATCCATATTGGCCGCGAGCGAGCCAGCCCACGGCCAGAATTGTTTTCTCACCATGGGGAAATTGTAAACGTGCCGATCGGCGTTATTCATTCCGTCGGCGAGTTCATGGATAACCCTCACCGAAAGAGGAAAAGGCGTGTCCCTGTCATAGCAGCTTATCGGCCTATATTGCCTGGTGTGATATCCTGACATTATCCCCACCTGTACGGAGCTACATTAACGGGCAATGTGTAATCATACATATTCGCCAACCATACGCCGTTGAGTTTCTGAGATTCTTGAATATCGCTGTAATAGGAATAGGTAACAAAATACTCTCTGGCTGTATTGATTGGCCCAATGTCCTCCACTAGCGTTAAAAGTTGCGCCCCATTGGTCTCGTATTCATATGCCACAATACACGGTCCCATGAGTTCACCTCCACTAAGGGGGTCCGATGGGCATCGCTCATATATCATCACCTTGTCCCCTGCGTGGAATGCCGCTCCGTCGTCCCGATCTCCGGCTATGCCATAGTGCAAGGGCGAAAGTTCTAACGCATTCATAGCGGAGTCCCAACCGTTATTAGGTGCGGATTTGTTCAGCACCGCCGCCGGAGCCCATGGGAGCCCCCACGTCCCATAGGCCGAAAGCAACATGAGAGTGCAACTGCCAGTTTCAGTTTTGTAGTTCCAACTCTTCTCAAGCACAAGAGCATAAGTCGAGGTATTCATACTGCCCGTTCCGAGCGGATCGGGAACTGTTTTGCTCACAAACTTTACTACATCGCCGGGATAGACACGATTTATCAGGATCGGTGCAAGGGTGCGTTTGATGATGGGCGCAGCGTAACGAAAAATTCTTCCCTGGAGTCTATTGCGCAGCAACTCGGCAAGATTCGCTCTGCTGTCAAAATAAATTCCGGGGTGCTCAAGTGTTACCTGTTTAGTTATCTGGATGTTTTTGGAATCCATGTCTGATATTATTGTCGGAGGACCCCATTTGTCAGTTTTAGGATCATAATCCAATTTGCATTCATACTGGTTAACTATGGTATCCGCCGACATAATCATCTCTGGCGTTTCGTATGGGTTAGCATTATTGGTATCGTCAAGTTGCACTGTTTGTGTTTCGGTTGACGGCGCGGTGATGTTTTTCAAACGCAACTTGCCGCGGTTCCAGGTGAGTATTTTCCCAAAAAGCATACACTCACGCTTAAGAAGTGTTTCAAAGGCGAGTGGCTTAGCGATAGGATAAAAACTTCTATCGGCCAGGGGATCTGAGGAGAATTCTTTGTCCGCATCAAGGAAGGAATCGACATCAACCAAGGTACTATCCATTGCTATTCCCAGGTCGGGGAACAATTTGTCGTAGGTGGCGTGGTTATAGTTGGTCGTGCCCGTTGACAACAAAGGGAAAAGAAGCAATTCAAAGGGACCACGAATGGGAGCGGTCAACGGCTTCCTTGTCGGAACATAAATATTTCGAATTACCGAGGGATCCGATTCATCTTTTTTTCTGCCAATAAATGCCGTGGCGGTCAAATCGTCCGGCAGAACATAGCTAGAATCCAATGTCAGATAGTAATGCGTCTCCCAATTAGATGTCTGCGATTCCTGATAATTGTCAAATCCCTTTCCCAGGTATCTGGCATAGTGACTTTGCTTATCATCCGAGCCGTTCCTATGGATATTTTCTACGATTACCCATGCCCTGGGCGACGAGTCGTCGCCCTGATCATTCCAAAGTTTTTCATTGTTTTTAACATACATTTTTCCGCCATTTAGCAATGGCGCAATTGGATGAAAAGCAATCCATTTGATACTTCTCTCTATCTCTGCGGTATAATATCCATCTTCGTCCGGCGTCGTATCCGTTCCACTATATTCTGTTTTCACCGCGGGAATGTCTAATCCCATGGCGGTTAACCAGATGCAAGGCATTTTATCGTCAACTGGTTCTATTACTGCGTATCTCCCCGCTTTTTTTGTTTTTATTGTTAACTTGTCCTCTTCTAGTTTTATTTCTAGACTATGATCTGAGCCGGGCTCATCAACCCACACCATGTTTTCAAACGCTCGATTAACCTCGGAATCGAAAGTATATGGAGTCACGGATGATACACCCGTGAGCGCATTTATCACATTATGATATACGCCGGGGGTGAAAGTAATTGTTGCCGTGGCTTTATGCGTCGGCCCAAGGCTTAAATATTCTTTAATCTTCAGTACATTTCCACCATACTGCCAGGGAAGATTTATGGTGTTAGATAATTCTGTCTCCGGCATCCGGTTCCCAACCATTTTTTTAAGATCATCAAGAATCGAAATGCAGGACAATTTCCAAATTCCCAATCTGGGATCAAATGATATCGAATCGCTAATCCGCCCGATCCATAGCGGCCCCTGGTTGATGCAATCGGACTCCGAATGCATTAATCCTGTAAGGGGATCATAGGTGGCGACATAAAGTGCTATACGTTTGCCCATCATGGCAAATGGAACTTCGCCAACATATGGACGATAATCGCCCTCGGTGACAAGTGGGATGTAATATGCATATCCCCACTCTGCCGCGCCAGAACAGGGATATATTCCTTTTGTTACGCCGGTAAGTCTTTTATTGGGCTCATCGTACCCGGTAAATCCAAACGCCTCTATGCCTATATGATACATCCCATTACTTGTGATTCCTACTCCGGTCTCAATATTGATAGCATCACTGTTTGCCGCAAGATATGTGCCCTCCGCGGTCGCCGCCTTAATACGCCAATGTTTGTTAGCATCCCATCGCGCCGGGGCAAACATTTTGCCCCAATATGATGTACCATCGTCATCCTTGATGTCTAGCAGCTCGAAGGTCATTTGTGAAATTTCAGAGGTGCATTCTGCTGGATTAATCGCAATGGACAACTCGGTGGGGGGATTCAAACATGCCTTGACTGACCGACTCCACGCATTTTCATTTATTGATCTTACCGTACACCAAGTTTCAATCCAGCCTTCCGTTTTTGCCTCACCATACAAAATCACATCGTCTATGGGATGTGGACTATATCTAAGCATCCCCATTTCGGGGGAGTCCCCCCCCATGTCGATAAAAGCATTATTCAAAAACTGGGCATCACTCCACGCTCCCCAGTCGAAATAACAATCCGTTAATAGATCTCCCTCATTGGTATATATCGTGCGATGATCCTCTTCTCCGTCCAGATAAAGAATAATCGTGGTGCCATCCCAGGTTACTGCAAAATGATGCCAGCCTGGATATATGCGATTTTCGCTCTCGAATTCAACAATCGTGGAAGTGAAATCTAAATACAGGCCGAAATTTATTCGGACTGTGACGAACTCCAACGTCGGTGGACCTTCCCCTTCTTCCTTTCTGGTGCTTATTCTGATTTCTGCGTTTGGCCCTTCGCCCACCGCATCGACCCGTAAATTGAACAATGGACCAATAGCCTCGTTGCCCTCATATGTCGCAGTATATTTCGACATATCCACAAAAAACCAACCCATAACTGAAAAATCCTGGACCTTCATCTTTAAATCGCCCGAAACATGACCATAACGCGGGCCAGATTCTTCCGCCGCTGGCGCAAAGTCCCTCGCCCCCCTTATTTTTCCAGTTGTCGTGGTCGGATTTCCACCAACGTTAGCGGTTAATCCATTGCCGCTAGAATCTATTAAATCGTCGGTATGCAAGGATTCATCCATCATCCAATGGCCGATAGAGCCCGCGTTGGGATGAGATTCAATGTCAGCGCCAATCGATTCTCCCACGGATGTTGGCTGAAAAATATACGGTTCAACTCCGTCGATTTTCAAAAAATATCTTCGCCGGATTCCCGTCCTGGTCGCAAGATCTGTAGAAATGGTCATGCGTGTCTCATGAGGGGTATTTCGACATTCCAATATCCGTTATAGAATTGAATATGCCGTTTTGCATAGGACATAAAGGCCCCCAAACCATCCTCATCTGATTCCCTGCCAAACATCGCAGTGATAAAATCGGTTGCGCCGTTTAGCGAGCGATCTAGAAAAATGCGCATTGGCCTTATTGCGTGAACCACATCAATCCAAAATTGCTGCAAATCGCCGTATACCGTTCCGGTGGAGGGTGTTTTTGTTTCTGCCTCGCCAAGGCAAAAATAATTTAGCACGGCATCATAAACCAAATTCTTTTCCACGCCATATGTGGTTCCGTCGCTACTACGGCATACTATGGATGTTGAACGCGGCGGCCAGAAGGTTGCCGCTATCAGATTAAGCGGATAACCGGACACCGCGCGCAATGGACGCCAGGTGTAACGCGGATAGTTTTCTGCTATAAATATGGTTCCTGCCGCATAATTGGTAGAAGAAAATCCCAGAATTACCCCCAGCGCCGCATCGTCAAAATTCAGAGACGCGCTCGTTTTGAGAGTAATTGTTATTTTGCCAGATGTGGTTTTATCATAAACAACAGTGCTTGTATCCTGTCCCGCACCAATGGCTCTTATTTTTGCCTGGAGATGTTCGCAGAGCTGCGCGGTGGCCTCGCTGGTATACCCGGCAACATAATAATTTCCAACCGTCAATTCAATTGCATCAGTGCCGACCGACAAATCTTTCGATGAATCGGTGATGGCAAACTGTCCTAAAAATTGTTGATAGGCCATGCTAATTGGCCTTTCTAAATCCGGCTTTTTGTAATTGGATTTCTACTTGGCGTTGAGAGATAAACTTGGCTCCCGGATCTGATGGGTCACCAAAATAGACATTGACATAAATGGGCTGTTTGTCCTCGACCGTGGTTCCCATGGTGGGGCGATATTCCGAGGTGCCCGAGCCGGCGGCCCTGGCCGATTTCGCGGCGGCACCGCTATCCCCCGATTCGGCGTAGCCCAGGCCGATTGATGCGCCGATGCCTATTCCCGCCACCGCAGCATATTTTGCGGCGGCAACAAAATGCGCCGGGGCGGTAGGGGCCAGGGCAATTGAGGCCAGAGCCGCCATGCCCTCTGCCAACTCAAACAATGCCTTAACTGCCGCTTGCTGCGCAATCCCCATGATCACGGATTTTGTAACCTTTAGCATCGCCTGACCAATGGATTCCCCAGAAACAATCGCAGCAATGGAGCTGCTAACCAGCCCTTCGGTCAACCCCTGCAACCCTTCGTTAGTGAAAATCTTTAACTGCTTATCGGTATTATAATAAATATCTGACAAGGACTTGGCGGCATCGTATTCTTTTTTGTGTTGAGCAATGGTTTCTTTTTCTCGTTGAAGCAATTGCCTGCGGGCGATATCTTGCCTGTTGAAAGCGGTCGTCAATTTCTCATTGGCTTCCAATTCACGCTTGAGCTCTTCATCAATGCGTTTTGCGTTATCTTGACGCTCCAGGGCGTCCTCCATACGTTGTTTAGATGCTTTCTGAGCCGCAACGTCGGAAATATCCGGCCCCGGTTTTTTTCTGGCGGGTCCTTTCTTGCGTATCACTTCTTTTTCTTCTACCCATTTCTTTTTTGGAGTCCTCCGTTTCGCAACAGGAATGCTGTCGCTTAATTTTTGGAGGCGCTCAAACATCGCATTAGTTTTATTCGTCTCATTATTCAATTCCGCAAGTTGTCCTTTCAGCCCCACCACCCCGCCGCCCAAATTATGCAATGCGATTAGTCCGTTGGCAGATCTATTAGAGAGTTCTGTTATTTCTTCCGAATACCCGGTTATTATTTTATTCAATAATCCGAAATCCCATCTTATCGTTCTGGCCGAATTGGACCAGAATTTTGACCAAATCCCAGCGGTGCTCTCCAATCCCAACAGCTTATTAAACGCCTCGCCCAATTTGCCGGTTTCATCTGCTAATTCTTTTTCGGCTGCGCGTTCTTTCTGTCTACTAGTAACAATTTGTGAAGTGTAATTTTCTGTTACCCTGGTGATGCCCTCTAATATTTGTTGCTGTCTTTCCAGGAGCGAGGACGTGGCATTGACTTCAATGCCTAATGGTTTGAATGCCTTTAAAGTTGCACTTTGAAATCCACGATTTAATCGATCGAGCGAGGAATCCAAATCCATTCCCATTTTTTTGGCAAGTATATCAGCTGCCTTGGTGAATGATATTAATTGCTCTTCGGTTAATTGTATTTCTCCACGCATTAACTTTTTTCTGTATGCCGCCAAATCGCTCATTGATGCAAGATGGCCTATGGATTCGGCCATCTTCTCAATCGTGGGACCGAACACTTGCATTTCTTCATGCCATGCGTGCCCGGCTGAAACCAATTCGCCGAGCCCCTTGGCAGCCCTGACCAGTCCTCCGACGGCCATTCCGGTCAAAGAAGATGCCACGCCCGCCAGTCCTCCGGCCAACCCGATGCTACTTAATGTCGTATTTTTTATCGCATCACTTACCCCGGCGAATGCGCTTTTACCCGAAGCAACCTTTGCGAATTTGTTTTCTAGCTCTTGCCCAAACTTTTGTTCCGCAATGGTATATGCTTCCAATCCCTGTCTGGCTTTTAGTATCGCCGCATCCTCCTCCATCCATGCCTTCTCTAGTTTTTTTACAGCACTTGATCCATCTATGCCTAGTTTTTCTTGGATAAGGCTAAGTTGTTTTAAGGTCGCCTCTTGTATGCGCAACTCTTTGGCAACTTTTTTTATATCTTCAGAGTAACCAGAGGAATCCATCAGCCATTTAGTAACCAGTGCTTCGGTGGGTATGCTCATAGCTTTTTTATCTCCCCGACTATGGAAATTTTCAATTGCCCACTGGCTTCCATTATGGGGAGATTCTTGTCTTTGCCATAGCGATTTTCTTTAATAGCTTTATACTTTGGTTCCAGCTCGGCAAATCTTCCCTGCTCTCCCTGCTCCTGTTCAAGATTATATTTGTATTGTTCTATGATATAATTTTTTACGTCGACTGCTCCCTTTGCAATAGCATCCTTGTTTCCTGCCAAGAAATCATCTATGGCCTTTTTCCACATTCCCTGACATGCAGCAATGCGTCCTTCTCCTAGGAAAAAGAATTTTCTGCCCTTTTTTGCCTGTACTCGAGCAACAATAATATTTTGTACCGCGTTTCTAGCATTGGCCGCTCTACCGTGGGGGTTCTGCGGCATTCTTTGGGGAGTGGTATCTTTAAATCCGATAAAAACGCAAATAGCCCGAGAGCCAAAGCGCTCCTCCATTTCGGCGATAATCAGATCTACCGGCTTGGTGAAACTAATTCCCAAGGATCTGCCTCTCGTTTTCCGCTTTCCATGCTTTTGTCTCAGACTCGGCAACGCGCAAATATTCTAGCCGCGCCGATTCCATGTCGTCGATATTCCCGAAACATCCTCGTTGATAATCCTCAACGTCGGCTAGTATTTTCTGAATTTCGATTTGATGGGCGCAATATTGGGGGCATGTCCTGCCCCAATGCTCGTCGGTTGCGCCGAACTTGGGCTTTATCTCAGCCTGCCCCGCAAAACCATCATACCCGCATCCCCAAAACTTACGCTCATGTCCTGGGCAGTCTTTGCAGGCATAAGGAAAGGATCTGATTTCCACTTTGCTCCCATCCTTCGCGCACGCATGCGCCCAAATGGCTTGCCTTAGGCATTGAACAAAGGGCCGGACGCCTCGCTTATTTTTCTGATCATGCTGGCGAGGCCATAAAGGAAAAGTTCCGGCATGTCAAATTTGTCCATCCATCCCTCAGTAATCATGGCCCCCATGGCGCCGTTTTGTTTTATTTCCGGCAATCCAATTTCGCTGGATCCACCATTGGCAACAATCTGATAATTTTTGGTTCCCGTCAGACCACATCTAATTGCCCAAGCGGCACGCATACGCGATTGAGCATCGGCATCATAAGAGTCGAGAGCGTCTTTTTGTCTCCGGGTAAGAGGTTTTATTTCGAACAGACTCCATTGCTCTCCTGGCAATGCCTTGAGGTGTTTCACATCAAATAGCGATTCCTCGTAATCCTTAATATTGGAATTGTCCAGATCGATCGCCGGATCTATGATGGTAATGTCATTGTTTTGGACCGCTATTGCTACCCAACGCGGCCCCACTATTTTGCGAGAAATCATTTTAGAACCATGTGATGGTAAATGGTGAACCTGCCAGATCGTCGGTCTGTGCCGGTTTGTCGGCGTGAATTTTTACCTTGACCGCCGCCAGGTTGTTTAGAACCGCGGGGACCGGCAAATGGTCTTGGTGGCCCTTGGGGTAATGAATAGCCACACATTTTGTTGCCTGGTGCCCGAGCTGGAGGATAATTTTCTTCGCTTGCGCATTAGCATCAAAATCAGCGGCAAGGCCAAGCATATCCTCATCCATTAATACCGTGGCCTCCAAGGATGGCCTACCCTTGATTTTTTGGAATCCACCAATACCATTTACCCCATTGGGGTCAGGTATCGCCTCGTAGGTGATCCCAGTGGTTAAATTGAACCCCCCCGCCTTAACTCTCTGCATGGTGGTGCTTCCAAAGTCCCCCAAATGAAACATGCCCAAGCCCTTGTCTTGGGGAGGATTGCCGCCCTGCATAGCGGTTGCCGGGGTCAACGCGGCCCGTTCATTGGCGGGTACGTATCGGTGGTCCCCAGGGGAAAAAGTCATATCGATTTTGGGATTTTCACCAGGCATAATCCCAGTTACATCGACGGTCCCCATCGCTCCAATCATCTGACGTTGATCTGCGGTAGCATGCCCAATGAAAAGCCCATCAATGTATTGCTGGGCCGCCGACTCCTGCACATAGACGGTGGTCCCAAAAACGATGGGGGCGCCGGATGCTGGAGCGGCCGGACAGGCAACTCCAACATTGAAATATTCCGCGGCCACTCCCGCAATGGGATAGGCTAAACCGTCCGCCCCTCCATCTCCCCGCGTTCCAATCAGGGCCATCATCCCCGCGCCGCAATAGGTATTAGCCGAAGCGCAAGCTATATTTACGGTCCCGCTGCCCGACGTGGCAACGGTTGTTGACCTGGCATTACTCGGGCTCTGGCATCCGCCCATGAAGCAGTTCATCAGCTCAGCCTCGGGATTTACGTCCAAGTTGGCATAGGCTCCACCCAAGTACACGCTGATCTTGCAAGTCCCCTTGCGCAATCCAACGATCGGCGCGGGATCTGTGAAAAGATATTGTTGCAGCGTCGGATCTTGAACCCCTTCCTGCGTAAGGCCGGAATCATCGAAAACAATGGGGCGAATCTTTTTGATGCTGGTATTGGATACCAGCCAGTTTCCCAGCGCGGCGGCTGCGTTCAGAAACGAAGTTCCGAACGTGGTACTATGTTTCAAGCGAACTTCTCTAATCGCATGCGGTGATGCCATTTAAATCTCACTTTCCCAAACTTGGCAAGCCCATTTCTGTTTGAGGTATGAGGTTACAGCGTCGGTCTTGTCCAGAGTACTTCCCATCAAGATACGCCGCCAAAGTCCAATATTGGTTGTTGGATTATCGTCTGATGTCCCCTGCCATTTCGCATCATCGCGAAGGCATTTAATCAAATTCCTTTCATCAGAAAGAACCAATTCCGAAAAAAGATTTAATTTTATTTCCGTTGAATAAGCCACGTCAACCGCAAAAACTAAGTCTCGGGTGTACCCAGTCCCATCGCATGGCTCATGAATCTCCCCGCCCGATTCATAGCGCACCGTGAAAACGCGGCATGTCCCACTGCTTTGGTCCGGATTGAAATTGCCGGGTGAGTCGTTAAAAAGAAATTTCTTGGTGACAATTGCCGACGTTGGCGCGATGTTTTGAATCCGCCAGACGAAATTATCATAGACGAGTTGAGAGTTGCTCATTATCGCCGCAGTGCCCCACTGCGGCCCGAAATTCGCTCATTCTGTGAAATAATCCCATCCTGATTTGCATCTCGAGGCGTAGTAACGCAAACCCGATTGACCTCGGCGTCCAACTCGGCTCGATATCGTTCGAAGAGATCTTTGGCCACATCCCCCGGCTGGCGCATGTACCAGATATAAAGTGCGGCCAATGCGGTAGCGTGGCGAAATTCGGTGGTGCCCGGATACACCCTGGCTCGAATATCCGGCGCAATTGCGGCAAGGCGCGAAAGAACCTGATCCATCCCGAGATCCAGTAGGCGCTCTATGTCTGCCTCGTCGTCGATCATGTGATAAATTTTCGGTTCGATATCAAACAGATCTTGCGATGTAGCCAAGCGTTGCATTGGATATTGAGTACACTCACATGCCGAGTAAAAAAGTTCTCCGTCGATATTCCACTCTGCCCGACCATCCCACCAAAACGAAGATGCGATGTTTGAGTTTACCGCATACTCTATCCGCCCAGATTCTATAACCGCGCTATTCGCGTGATCATAGAGAAACGGTCGTCGAACATAGATGGTTGTGCCAGACACCTTGCGGATCAAAACCTCCTCGGGATCATCCTGGAGATGAAATGTCTTGCCTACCAACATTCCGTTGTTGCTTGCCACGGTTAGCGAATAACCGCCGCGAGAAACCGCGCCGTTTAGCGTCGTGGCAATGTTGGAAATGTTCGCCGCCGTAGCGTTCAAAACCACGTCTCCGCGTCCGGTGTAAATTTTGACCGTTACGGAAGAAGGGCGCGTTTGCACGTCTATCGATAGCGTGCCGCCTACGCCCTTCTGTATGGATTGCCCTAAGCTCATGCTTTGGCCGGTCGGCCTGGTCCCCTCTTCTCTTCTTGGAGTGCCTCGGGTTTTACTTCTTCGTACTGCCAGATTCGCTTCTGTTCATCTTCATCGATGGCTTTCGCGCAAAACTTCCCAGCCTGCCGCAGACATGGCCACGCATACCATACCTCGAGACTGGCTTCTTTTTTGCGCGTATCCAGATAAACCTCCTCCACCATTTCAACCTTTGCTATCATCGCAGAGGACTGGCCGTTGTATACCCATTCCCGTTCGAGATATTTCTGCGGTTTACATCCGGTAGACCATTGGATGGTTTTGTCCTTGATCGAACGAATTTTGATTCTTGCTTCTCTCACCTCGGCGGGACACACCTCGAGCAAATCTATTTTTTGCTCATACGCCCGACCCTCCATGACATATTTTTGGCCGAGCATTATCTGGCCAGCGCAATCGGAAATTTGCGTTGATCCCTGATTGAAAATATCCGTCAAGTAGAGCTTGCCCTCGGTGGCCAGCGTCACCAGAATTTCCTTGACGTATTGAGCCCGATCCTCTTGACTATTCCACTCAAAAAATCGCGGAAACAAATTGGGAGAAACGTGTTTCGCCGCTGCCAGGGTGGGGCGTGATTCAAAAAGTTCGATCGCTTCAGACATTTTCAGATTCCAATGAGGCCCCCCAGTAAGATCCGGGGGGCCTCCGAAAAACTACGTTAGATTGCGGTTCCCCACGCAACGAAGGGAATATTGACGCCGGAGAGATCTGCCCAATCAGCAACTAACCCCAAGGCCAAATTCCATTGAGCATTAGAAAGGGTTGCGCCGTTAATCTGTACGCATTTCACAAAAACGGCAGATGCCGCCGCAGTGCCCAAATTATGCTCACAAATAAACCCGTTCATCGCAGCACAGAGCACCGTGGGGGAGCTGGTAAAAAGAAAATGGTTGGCCAAATTCAATGCCGCCCCGGTTGCTCCCATGTGATTGGAAGGAAGAGTAAATTTTCCGCCGATCATTTTTTGTCCGGCCATCGACGGAGATTGGAATTGTACGTAAAGGGTGCAAGTGTTTGCCATGATAGTTTCTCCTTATGCCGTGCAGGCGGTTAGTTGTGCCTGTTTGATTGGATTTCTATTAACCAATAATCCGGCATAACTGATTTGATAGAGATCACTGTCCCCCGATGGCCCCATGTCCTTTACTTGCCACGGACGATGGACGATATTTTTAAAATATCCCGGAGAGCGATCCAGCATGAAAATCACCGTGGTCGTCATATCGGCGATCCCCATCACCGCCGTTGACGCAAAACTCTGATTGTCGAAATCCGCGGCGGCATCTGCCGGGCCGATATACTTCGCGGCGGGCTGGCCAGTGATGTTATAAATTCTTGCCTTCTGGTTCCAGGGGCAAAGAATCAGATCGGGGCGCGCACCGCGCTCTGCGGCCCTCATCGTCCTGTAGGTGGTCATCAGCGTCGAATAACTGATGTAATCAGACAATGCAGCAGTGTAAGCTTCGAACCAGGTGATCGATCCCCTCGTTTGTCCCGCATAGGACCCGGTTGCGAGAATCGCGTTTTGCAGACCATAGGTCGATCCCATAAAGGTCGTAGTCCAGAGATCTGCGATTTGCGAGGTGAGTTGAACCGCCTCTTCGTCGAGTCCATTGACCCAATTGGACCGCATGGCATCTTTGGCGTGTCCGGTCGCCTGGAGCAGCCCACGGAAATAGACATAAGGCGAATAGCACTGCACCCATCCCTGATTGCCGGCTGCGGGCTGAATTGCGTTCTCGGTAAAAATCTCAACCGAGTTATTGGGGCTCATGTGGACAAGCCATCCGTACTTGGTTCCTCCGCCCGAGTCCTCGGGGGGCGGCATGATGGGAGCAAGTTGATTGTTCAAAAACACGGCATCTTCCCATGCGCGAACGTAATTTTCGCGAATGAGAGCTGCACCGGTATAAGTTCCGCTAGCAGTAAAGGCCATAGACCCTCCTATGCCGACCTAAGTTTCTCAAGATTGGCCAACCGCCATGCTCTGTGCTCCGGGGAGTTGAACGGCAACTTAGATATCTCTGGGGGAGGCGGGGCTCCATCAAAGCCCGGCCTCGCACCGCTTCCCGGTGAACTGATTGGTTTTGCCAATTGAGGATACCTGGCCAGCGTTTCATCGATGAGTTGATCCAAATTTTGCGTTGAAACCTTCCCATCTTCCCCGAGAATCTGTAGATTATACTCCTCGTCGGCAGTAACGCGATCCCTAATGGCCTTCCAAAGTAAGTCAGGGGCATTGCTCTTCGTGGCTGCCGCGCTCAACACGGCACCAAGTGTGGTTTTCTCAACCGCCCTGGAATTCGCCTTGGCAAATTTTCCCTTCGCTTCTGCCGCTTCCTTTTCCGCTTTGGTTAAAGCCGTCTTTAGCTGCCGGTGCTCCGCTGCTACCTGATCTCGCTTTGCCAATGCATCGAGGGCCGATTGGTCCAAGCCGTGTTCTTCCCTGAATGCTGTAAGAGCTTCGGCTATCCGTGCATCGGTTCCCTGTTGCATCCTCTTTTGCTCGCGGCCAAGTCGATCAGTAACAATCCGATCTACATCCTTCTGGGTAAATGTTTTTTCTCCCGCCTTTGGATCACTCCCGGCTGGCGTGCCTTCCCCGCTGATCGGGTTGCCTTCTACGTCCATTAATTCATCCTCCCTCTATCGAGGTAAAGTTTATTTTTCCCGGCCGCCCTTTTTCGGCCAGAATGAATTTTATCCCGCCGCTCGTTCAGTCTATCGTCTGAAAATTGCGGTGCTTGATCTACCCTTCCCTTGCCCGCTGCCTCGCAAAACTCGACCGGATTTTCCGTACCATCATCATCGATGGTAACAGCCTCCAACTTCGAGGTAACCTGCCCATGGTAGAAGTCGGGGTCATTCCTGGAGTCGGGCCAATCATGATGCCTGAAGCGCTTCCCCGTCCCCCCATTGCAATGGGCTGTATGTTTGGTTTCTTTTCGACAGTTTTCACACCAAAGATATTCACTGGCCGTCTCGGACATAACGTCCCGCACGTTCTCGCCACACACCGTACAATAAAAATCTCTAAGCACCATCTTGCATTCCCATGTCAGCAAGTTTGTTTCCGCCAGCCCCCGGAGGCGTCCCTACGCCAGTCACAATCTTGGAGGCCGGCGGTTCTGGCGGTTCCTCCACTTCGTCAAGCAAAATCAAAATCGCATCGATTTCTTTTTGTTCTATTTCGGCATCCCGAAGTTTTTTTGCAATAACCGGCTTGGCCACCGCGTTGATTACCTCGGGATTGATGGATTTAATCGAGGACAATTGAACCAGATCTTGAACCTCGGCGGTAATATTTCTCGAAACAAAATCCTTGCAATAGACCGGGCGAAGGGGAACTTTTTGTTTTTCCCACAGAGCCCAATGTTTGAATTGCTCCAAATCTCCTTCTTCCATTTGTCCAGACCACCAAGCCAACTGGTTTCTCTTGTCCTCGTTTTCAATCATAAGCGCCTGCGCGCTTCTTTCTTCTTTTGAAAATTCCGCCTTGCCCCGACTGGCTCCAAGAAGTTGCCGAATGACAAAAGACTTTTCTTGAATACGACTCCATTTCCCCGCGGACTGCGTAGAGTCTGGCGAAACATATTGAGGCATTCCCCCTGGAGAAACGCGGAGATATTTGTCCGGTCCCACGTCCACTGGCCCAATCGGCCCGCCGTCCATTTCAGGGAGGCAAAGGATAGAAAACGCCTGCATTCGGTCAACCTCGTCGAGCTCTGAAAGCTGATTCAGGATGTGGCGATCCCAGTCAAGCCCGTCACTGATCGGGGATTCGCAAGCCATCTGCCCTAGCCGCCCGTCCTTGGTGCAATAGGTCGTAGAAAGCATTACCTCACCGAACGGATTATCGCCATACTCCACCAGTTCGAACGTCCCGGCATCAGAGGGCAGCATAGCGTTTGTTGTGGAGTAAGTTGAATTGTACTGGGTTTGATTGGATGTGGTTTTTATCCTTCGCCAAAGCTCCCAATGATCCCTGCGTAATATCCGATATTGGGCCCGTGAATCGTCGAGTATCTGTCCCGGCTCGCGCGTGTCCGGCTCCCTCTCTCGAATGACGGCCCAGATAAATTTCCCTTGCTCGTCCAGCGCCCAGTCGACGAGATCAAGGGGAGATACCAAAAGCGAATAGGTCCTAATGCCTCGCTGTATCTCGTCGTATCGACTAATCGACGGCTCGCCCGACTTGCGATCGGTCAGCACATGCACGCGGCCAAAGCACAATGACATGGCCAATTTTTGCCGACGAAATGCGTCCATGGAATTTCCAGAACCGTCGACATTGGCCAAATAATCCTTGAATGCAGCAATGGAATCGTCGTCATTAGGAGAGCTCTTCAAAATCCCTGCGGAAAGAACATTGATCAGATATTGAAAAAGGGGAAGATGAACTTGCCTTTTGCAGCGCTCCTCAAAGGATGGAATATTTTCCTGCTGGTGGGGATGAAGATAGGAAAGATTTTTTGCGACAACGCAATCTGCCGCTTGCTTGGTTGTGGAGATGTTCGGATCTTCGCTTGTCGCGTCGTCGGTGGTAACGGTTCGATTTACAAATCTCGTTGTGGATATTTCACGATCTGGGGAGAGAACATAAATGCCACCACGCCAAAAATCCCACGACTGCTGCCAGCGCTGCGCCATCCTGACATAATCAGGATGTCGAACAAAATCCCAGTTGGGGGATTTATCTATCGTCGGTGACACTAAGCGGCCATTATATTTATGCTCCTAAATCTTGAGATTCTGGTCGTGGGCTCAAAAAATGCGATTGGATACGTAGCGGCATCTACCACGTGATCCAGCCCAGCGGTTTTATCCAGATTTTTTCCATTAGGTGCCCACACGAGGCTTTCTAGTGCTAAGGCTAACTCCTCACACCTGGGCAACGCAAGGAAAAAAGTGATCTCCCCCTGCACCGGAGCCATTTTCACCAGCACAGCGCTGATTCTGTCCGTAACGTTGGGGTTTTTGGTGCGATGTAAAACTACGAATCCGGCCCTTCTAAGTAGAATAAAACTCGATCTGCTCCCTTTCCCATATTGCCCGGTGGCATCATCCACTATTACCGAGTCCCCGTACCCGCGATCTTTCAACGCCTTGGCCAGAAATCCAGCGTGGGACTCTCCCTGTTGCGGATCTGTGGCTACGATATCTATGGCCACCCATCTGTTGCCCTCGAGGATTTTATAGATCACGGCATAATTCGGGTAATCCCAGTTGTAGTCAACACCGACGATAAAACTCTTCGCCGTCCCCGCTTTTTTCTTGGAGTATTCTCGTGTGATGTCCTTGGCCTTTGACGGTGGCCATGCGGTTTGATGTTTCTCCCTCGAGAAGCAATAGAAAATCAAATTCTCGTCTTCGTCGACGATCCACTCCGCAAGAATTTCTTGACGATAGGTACGCTCATCCATCTGTTGTTTAGCCAGCTCGAACACGCGATGGCTGATAAATGGATTAGAATAAGAGTCAAATTGGATAACTACAGAGTCGGGATCTTCCAATAGTTTTTTGTGTCGGTCGTGGAATTCCCCTTTCTTGGGGGTGCCGCACGTCCAGAGCTGGGGGGTGTCAGTTTCGCGCAGCGACGGCCAAATAATATCAACTGCCTCAGTTAAAACATCCTGCTCCTCGTCAATGAAAGCATAATCCCCACCCCAACTGCGCAATGCGTCCGGGTTATCCGTTGAAACAAACCGCAAGGTGTGACCGTTGATTAGATGAACTTCGCGGTCGGTGAGCCTGAACCCCTTCCTCCCGCCCTTGAGCCAGGCGAAGGGAATCAGATCTTTTATTTTGATCCAATCAATTTTAAGAATTCGATAAACCGGCGCGGAAATCTCACCGCGGCCCCAAGGCAACTCGCATATTTTCCGCACAACTTTGCGTAACCCGCCCTCAGATTTCGCCCCGCCGCGACCACCATTCCCCTCGATTCGCGGTGAGTCGCACTGGATGAGCTCAAATTGTTTTTCTGATACGTCGAAATGGATTACATTTTCGAGAGAGGGGGGGGCGATGTAATGCTTGCGGAAAATATCATATTTTCCGCCATAAACTTTGGAACGCAGTCCGGTGCGTTTTAGCTTGGTTCCTTCTCGAATTACGACGTGAAATTGACAAGCTATGTCTATCTGACCGCCGCTCTTAATGAGTCGACGTTTCAGGTCCTTGATCTGGCCCGCTAATCCAAGCAACGGATTCAGTATCCTGTTCGCTCATCTTTTCTTCAACAAAATTCTTCAGCTCTGCAAAATCCCGCTCAATTTGCGCAGTATCATAGAGATTTTTCGCACTCATAGCCGCCTGGGCAATGGCGCGAATATCCTG